GCTGAAGTTCCTGTAATTTCGTGACGTGTGGCGTCACCCGCGACAGGTCCAACTCGGCAGCACTTCTCAAGGCGATCAAGGGCTTTAGTGTAGCGCCCACGTTCGCCAAGAGTGCATTGTGTTCTTCCGTCTTTTGCTTGAGCGCCTTTGCTTGTTCTTGCTGCAATTCTGTTTGCGCCGCCACATTACCCACTTGCGTCTGAATCGCTGGTTTGTCGGCAGTCAGTGCGGCAAGATTTTCACTATCACCTAGCCCCGCTTTCACGTTGAGTTCTTTCGCTCCCCGCATCACTTTCTGGCTGGGCAGATTCGCGTAGTAGTCATTGACGGACTGCACGGGCAACCCCAGGAGTTCATTGAGTTTTTTATGGATAGGATAGCTCTGCATAGGGTCAGCCGATTGAAGAGCTTTTTGCAGGTTATCCACTTCAAGATTTTTCCCCTGTTGCGCTTGGGACGCTTGCTGCATCGCAAGCTGTTGCTGCTGCAAGCCAAGGTGCTGCTGCCCCTGGACATAGTTCAGCCCCATCGCCATCATCTGCGGGTTGTAGAAATCCTGTAAACCCTTGACGGGTACGGCGTCAGCCATGTTGACTTCCTCTCTCTGTGGGGACTAGCCTAATAGTGTCTAACCATAGGAGGTACCCCATGCGAGCCTTACTGTTCTTCCTCGGGCTACTGTTCATGACCACACCCGCCTGGGCCTTGGGCGATTCCATTGTTGAATTTTGCTTCACCACCTCAGACCCACAAGCCTGCATTAAACAACGGATTGCCGATGAAGCGCGGGCAGACGCGGCCACGGCTCGACTCCATCCTACTGAGCGGGTCGATGCCAATGCCGCACTCCAAGCCCAGTTGGAGATGGCGCGTCTCCAGGCGAATGGGTTGGCCCTGTTCGGCTCCGGCGCGGCCATGATTAACGGCATGAATCAAGGGTTCCAACATATGCAAGTCCCGTATGTGAGTAGCCCCGGCGCGTCCTACGGCCATTCGTCACGTTAACCTGGGAATCCGTTTTGGTAGCCACTGGTCCATCCACCCCCACTCTCAGCGGCAGAGGGGAATCCTTTTTCATACCCACTCCTCCATGCAGGAGCGGGATTGCCTACGGGGGTGGCTGCTGGTTGTGGCTTATTCGCATTAATCAAGCTCTGGAACTGATAGGCGTTGAGTCCTGCGCCGATGGCTCCACCCACTGCATTCGACACCCCCGCGGCCATGTTCGCATTCGCCTGCGCCACCCCTTGATAGCCCGCCGCTTGCGCCTGTCCAATCCCTTGCTGCGCCTGTCCCACATTCTGCGCCGTGCCAGTAATGACGCCAGCCCCCACAGTGCTCGCATTGGCCCCCAGTCCGAGCATGTTGAACAGCCGACCGAATTGGCTTTCCGTTTCCTGCGCCCCTAACTGCAACATCCCCATCCGTCGCGCTTCCGCTTCAAAGCCTGAGCCGGTCAATCCGCGTGCGCTGTTGGCGCGGTCCTCATTGCGGTTGAACAAACTCGCTTGAAACTGATACCAGGGGGAGGCTTGAATATCGTTCGCCTGCCCTGCCGTCTGTTGCTGCACCTGCGCTTGCTTCTGATAGTTCGTCAAGTTGCTTTGTGCATCACGGATTCTGTTGTTAATGTCGGAGGAATAGGCCGCATACGCGCTGCGACTGCGCTTCATCCCTTTGCCGCCCGTATACTGCGCCCCATGTTCGGCCCGCCACTGGTCAAACGTCAAATTCTGCGCGGTGAGCTTGTCAATCTCGCCCTGATAGAGCGCCGTTTGATTGGCTGCTTGCGCTTGGCGTTGCCCTGGCGAATACAGCAAGCTCTCCAAGGTACTGCCCGCGTTCAAGCCCATTTGCCGCACGGGGTCGAGATAGCCCAGGGCTTCGCGCTTCCCCGCCTGTTGCGTGGCAATCGACTGATTGAAGGCGTCCTGCATCGCATTCGAGCTACGCTTCGCCGCCTTGCTCTGTTGCATCCCCCCATAGATCGAGGCCCCCGCCCCTGCGCCTGCGGCCACGCCTCCACCGATTGCTACAGCAACGAAGGACATGGATGCACCTCCTCAGTCAGTTGGTCCAAATGCACCGGACTAATTAACGCCGCTTCCAGCTTTACCAAATCCCGCTCATCGGTCGGATTCACACAGCACGAGGTCCAGACGGTCTCCTCATGCGCGTAGGCTGCGGCCTTCTTCCCTGGGTCCACCACCCAGGTATAGGGAGCCGCCACACGCACTGAGCCGGTATCCGTCACCATCGTCACCTCGCCCTTAAGGAGCATGTTGATATGCTGCGTCTTGTGAATCTTCCCCACCGCCAACACCCCTGCGGGGATCGTGATCTCCCGCACGTACAGCCCTGTGGCGAAATAGTGCTTGACGGGAATGTCCACATTGGGAAAGCGTTTCATTTCCACTTCGAGCCGGTCGATCTTCTCGCGCACCGTCGCCGTATTCAGGATCGCAAACTGTTCGAGTTCAGTCGTGTCGCTCATTGCACAACGCTCTTCGCTTGTAGGTCGGCAATCAACGTGCCCAAGACATCAGCGAGTTCATCCACCGTCGTCGCATTCGCGTCATACGTCCGGTCTGTCGTGACATTCGTAATCGGCCCATACGTGGCCCCATCCGCCAGTAAGCGATTGAGCATCCGTTCCACTTCTTCGAGCCATTGCCGCAGATCCTCGGGATCGTCGGTGCGCGGGGGGCGAGCTACTTTCATGCACCCTCCACATCTTCCTGGGCATCGACCAGGACAAAATCACAGGGGTCCGTATGACAAATCTCATACTGCCGATAGCGATACTCGCCCAGGCAATGCGTGCGTGCTTCCAGGTCATGCTGGCCCACGGCCCCTAAGCTGAGTTGCCGTTCGTTGCTCCAGGCCCCATTATGGTTCCGCCACCGCAGCGTCATCACCGGATTTGCTACGGCCACATTCCCTTGCCCGCGCTTCAACCGAAACACAATTTCATTTGAGGTCTTGAGTGCACTCGTGCCATGACTGATAAAGCCCGTGCGCCGCAAGGTCCGAATCGGGTTGCCGGCATCGGTATAGGTGCTGCGCGACATGGTGTAGATCTTGCCGTTCGCCCGATCACCGATGAGATGCTTATTCCATGTCGTTGCATAACAGTAGCAATTCCCTCGGAAGCCGTCATAGGACGCGGTCCCCGCGTTCCAATACCCCCATTCGGCCCATCCATCCTTCTGGTAGTTAAAGGCCAACGTCTTACGTTGCGACGGGAAGGAGGTCACATAGAGCGGAAAGCCCGCGACTTCGATATTATCGCTGACCGCATCATCAACCGCCGTGAAGGACTGAAGCAGCTTGTGGTAGGGGAAGCTCACATGCGTCGGAGCGCGTCCGTCGAGTTTCACGAACCGCCGCTTCTCATCCAGCCACATCCAGTCATTGCCGACTCGGGTAAACGTATGCGCGGCCCCGCAGCCCCGTTCAATCAGTCCGTTGGAGCGCCGGATAAACGGCGTCACCCCATCGTCGTACCAGACCTCCACCGACTCTTTCCCCGGTAGCAATAGTTCATTCCAGCCTTCATATAATCCAATCAGGTCATCCGGCTTGCCCGCCTTCTGAAAGATACTCGTGGCGGTCCAGTTCACGATGGAAAGATTGTCGGAGTACGTCACCGTGCGGCTATTGATCGTGTTCGCCAACAAGTAATTGTCCATAGCCACCACATGACTGACGGTGGTGGGGGCATCAACGTCTGCCATCTCCGTCAAGGTCGCCAGATCGGTATGGACCATCTTGCCGCCATTCGCCAGCACCGCGCTGGTAATCCCGGAGGCGAACGTCACCCGATTCCCCGTTGTCAATGTCGCTCCGGTAATTTCCACAGTCGTCCCAGTGAAATCCGTATGCTTGAACACGCGCCCACCCGAGACAGACAGGACGACCCCTTGTTTATCCCACCAGTACAGACCATCGACCTTTGTGCCTGTGCCGAGATCGGCCCACACCTCCAACCCTGGACGCTTCACGGTATGACCGAGTTCGTTCACATAGGCGTCCACCACACTCGCGGACACGCCATCAAGCTCAGGCTCTTCGACGTTCGCATAGGGGTCGCCGGTCAATGGCAAGGGTCTAAAAATACGTCACCTTATCGTGAATCTCTGTCGTATTGGGTTGCGTAGAACGAAAGATCTTTTCATGCGATTCGTTGCGGAGGCTCCGCATCAGATTGATTTCCTCCACCGTCCGGTTATGGCCTGGCGCGAGGTCGAGGGCCAACTCCCGCCGCAACCAGCGCGTCCATCCTGCCGGCATATCGGGATTATCCGAGGCCGACACGAAATCATAGAGCGGGCGCTTGAACCAGATTCGCAAGAGTTGCGGAGCCGTGTAACTGGTCCCTGTGGCCCAGGTGCCTGTGGCGGTGGCATCCACCTCCCAGAAGAGTAGATCATTCGCCCCGACGCCCGGTTCAGTCGTGGAGTCTGCGGTATGAGACCGGATGCACCGATAGCCCGTCACAGTCGATTGGGTATTCACCGTGGGCAGCATGGGGCCGACATAGAGGATCTTCTCGGCATTGTCCTTCTCTTCTGTCAGATAGACCCATTGCGGCTCGCCCTGGTCCAACTTATTCGCCATCCCCTCGTATTGTTCCGTGGTCAGAATCTTCACAGGGCGATCCGTGCCGGCGGGATCACGATAACTGACTGACACCAGATCCAGGATCGTGGTGGGCAACCCGTTCGCCTCAGTATAGATAAAGGTATTCGCCACGAGTGTCAGATTGGATGGCGCAGGGGTAATCGCCCAGAGATGCTTCCCCGCCAGATCATGCTCCCGAATCACGAGGCAGAGCTTCTTAATGCCCGTCGCAAGCAACTCAGCAGACAACACTTCCCCCTTCGCCAACACCTTAATGTCCTCGTAGGCCATCGCAATCAGTTCATCCCGCGTCAGATTGCAGGAGGTGGAAAAGAGCGCAGGATTCGGGGTGCCAATGACAGTCATTAGAGTCCCGCTACCTTTT